AGGGATATAATGAGGACATCTACCCCCCATTCTTTGATATTAATAACTTCTGTTGGCAAATCTTTTTTTGCAAGTATTCTGTCTCTCAACTCCATTCTGTAACCTCACATATTATGTTGTTATGGTTTATGATGTGGCGCGGGTAACGTCACCATCAACCATGAATGACGATGGTATTTCATGGAGCGCGCCGGTTTCTCCATCAATGGGAGTGTAGCTTGTAAGAATAGCATTGAACTGATATTCGGGATTCGTCGCGCCGATTGCATCGGTACTTTTCCTTACCTTAATTGCAACTGCGGCGCCACCATCATAAACAGCCCATAATGTCGCGTCTACTTCTGCTGAAGCAAAATCCTGCGCCCACTGAATATCAAGACTTGCATCATTCAATCCTGGAAGCCTCGCCCGGGAATTGTCGCCCATGCAGGTTTTGTCAATTTCTTCTGTTGACAGTGGGAGCGTTAAGCTTCTCACGTGATCGCTCAAAGCAACAGTATTAATCATCACATACGCATCTTTTAACACTTCTTTTGCCATTATACTATCCTCCTGTTTACTGAGATATTCTCAGATATTAAAATGCTGTTAGTATTCCCATCTCTACTAATATAGTTGAGGCATGAGGCGCCCCACCTTCGACATTCCATACAGCCCTCCACCATGTATCTGTTATAGCGCCTGACACACGAGTAGCGAATTCAGAGCCGACTGCGGTTAATTGTGTAAATGTTATTCTATCGGACGGAGAAGCGTCAAATGCTTCAGCACTATCAGATTGTATTTTCACATCAATAGATGTTCCGGTAAAACTCGTACAGTGAATTGCGGCATACAAATATTGTGTTGCTGTTGCCGCCCCAACTTCGTATGCTGTTCCGTTGGCATCGGCAGCCTTGTTCCCTGACGCGAGTATCGTTCCTCTTATAATTGGGATACCTTCGGAATGAGACGCCGCCGCAAATGCAAACATATCCCCGACTTCACCGGCCATTTCATATTTTAGCGAAACACCTTGCGAGAAATATGAGATATCCCCTGCGGTGACACCATCAGGGCATAATGATATCAGCTTATTCGCTACCCCTAAACTTGGAGATACTACTGTATCAACTAAACCGGACCCGGCGTCAAAAAATCCTGAGTGTTCAATGTCAAAAGCATTTATCCCACTTGCCCTCCCTCTTGAATTTTCCCCGAACACTGTTTTGTCTTTTGCATCATTTGACAAATCCAATTTTAATTGATTGTGCTCAGACGTTAAATCGAATTCATCATAATAGATTCGAGCGGCTTTCAATACCGATTTACTCATATCTTATCACCTCATTCGTACCAGATAATATAATCTTGGGCTATGTGTTGACGTTCTGATGTCTGCTCGTATAAATCTATTTCATCTTCAAAGAATATTCGCTGTACTGTACTATCACCCATCGTTCCCGTAAAATCTCTCAATGCTAATTTTACTTGATCGGCTATGTTTTCCACATCCTCATAAGTTTTGCCCCATATATCTATTTGGTATCGAGGTCGATACGGGCCGCTATCTGTTCCCATAACATGCACTTGAATATCGCTTATTTGTCTGAATGATATTGCTGGCATCACGGCCTTTGGAGCTAAGATGTTCGGATAAATACGCAGTGCCACAAGTGCAGTAATGGCCGCCGTGCCTGATAATTTTGTATATATATCATCTCTAATTGACATTATGTTATCTTCTTTAGTTTAAGACTGAGTGCTGTTTCAATACTTTTCTTATATTTAGTTCCTTTGTAGGCATCATATACTGGTCTGAAGAATGGTATAGCTGACATATAAATAGTTCCATATTCGAAAAAGTAAAGGTAAAATGCTTTTGTCCTGTCCACGGCCACATAAGCAATTGATCTTCCTTTATCTCTGAACTTCCTTGCATTTATTGACTTCCGCCCTACCCCGGTGCGGGAAGAAACACGGGCTCTCATTTTATTCCGCATGTCTAACGCGACTTCGAGAACTGAATCTTTAACATCGTCATCATCTGTTATATCAAATAACGCATCAAACGAACGATTAAATTCTTCTTGTGTTCCTGACCGCATCAATGCCATTATATAAATGTCTCTTTGCAAAGCACTATGAGTTGAATATTACTTTCGTTTGGATTTATTGGATACTCGATGTTGAAATATCTGTTGCCAAATTTGAATCGTTTGACTGGTATTATCCCGGTGCGATACCAGATAGTTATTTTATGCGTTACTTCTGATTGCGTTTGCCGTGCAGAAAAGAATTCGCTCCCGCTCAGGGTATTAATAGCAGCCCATACAGTATCTTCATCTACCCATGTTTCGACTTCTTCGCCTGCACCTGTACGAGTAACCGTTGAATATTGTATTGTAACCCTTTTGTTTAATTTGCCCGCGCCAACCACTTAAAAGCTCCAAATCTTGTAATTGTAAATAATGTTTTCAAGCTGCTCTAATCTGGCAACTGTCTTCCCCTCAATTACTGTTTCCCGATGTGAATACATATCCGCGCAGAATAATTTGATGTATTGTTTTATAGGAGCCGGAACATCCGATCTGGCGTCACCATACCCAGCAATAATACGAGCGAGCACTGGATTAGTCGGCCACAAAGTATCAGACGGCCAGCTTTTACCATAATCAAGTTGTATTCGGCCTGGCTGGTGTATTATATCGACTCCATAATCATCAGTTGTAAGTGTGTTAAGAGTCTCGCCTGAATCGGTATATTTAACATAGGTAACAGATTGTAACGGCGATGCTGGTAACGAGATATAATCTAAGCTCGGCGGGAACCTGTCAAAATAAACGTCCCATGTCTGAGTCAATAATGCACGGTTACAAATAGCCTCTGTGTATTCTCGCACTGTTGTTATAAGCGCATCAAGATAATCATCCTCTGCGCTTGTCGGAGCATCCTTAATGACGCTCACCGCAAAATCACACGTTGCAACTGCAACGGTACTAACGACTCGGATATATTGTTTTGTTCCGGTATACTGTATCTCCTGCACAGCGTTGTCATTGGCCTCTGTGACCTGAGTAAACGCACCACCTGACCAATCAGTATATGAGGCATTAGTATCAACATCCGACTCTTGTATTTTTACATCAACGGTTCCGCTCGTTCCATTTGTGCCGGAATTCAGACTCACCAATGAACTAAAGCCAGCCACGGTGACGCCCGATCCCTTGAGACTGTACGCGGAGGCCACAACATGATCCCCGGGAACAATGCTCTGCTCAACTGACAGATCATCTGCAAAACTTGTTGAGTCGATGCGTAGATGCTCTTTTAATTCAGTCGTGGTTATCGGCTCAATGGTTGGCGCTGTTACAATAGATTTTACCACCGTTTACTTGCCTCCTGCCCTTTTCTTTCGTGCTGATCTCTTCGATGTGGTTTCAGGCGCCGGGAGAGCAGTCGCGGTTTCGACTTCGACTTCGCCAACGGCTACCGCGTACCCTGCTTTTATAAGTGCTCTGGCAACGGCATCGGAGAATTCAATTTCAGAGCCAGCAGAACAATTGTATTGTGGCCCGGCGATATTAGTGTTTACTTTTACTCTCACATTACCCCCCTTTAATAGATTCGCTTAATGCTAAACTGTCCTGTAGTTATTATACAATTAGTGTCATCTGTTACATCTTTCACATATATTTCTAAAGTATTAGCTCCAGTTAAAGACACAAAAGCACTTGCAGATGATGTTCTTGCATCGTCCTGTACTGCAAACTCAGCATGTGCATGTAGAGCATCAAGCCGTGTGGCAAGATGAACAGTACCAACAGACGACCAGTCAGTATATGTTCCTGTTGCAATATTTACACCTTCATCGTCTGTTAGTTCAAATGTTTTATCACCTTTATTGGCAATCGTATAAATATTATCATTGACTTCAACCATACCTACAACACCGGTAATCTTAACTCTATCGCCGTTAGTTAACCCATGGTCGGTAGAGGTCGTTACAACTCCAGGGGTTGCTTTTGTTATACCTGTTATAGCTGTTCCTGCTGCGACTGTTGTTATCTCAAATACATCAACACCATAAACTTTAGCTCCTCCTGCGGACTCTATATCGCCAGAATATGAAACTTCATAAACTCCAGTAGCTCCAATAGTAATATTATGAGTTCCAAAAGCAGCATTAGAAATTTGCTCTGGCATATCAGCTTCAAATATAGTAAGCTTCTCGTAAGCATCAACTAAGGCAATAGTTATTGTAGTTGCTGTATCTTTAAGGTACAAACCAGCGAAGTCAGCTCCGACAAGTTTTCCTGCACCGTCATTCCCGACCATTACTAAATGATCCGAATCGTTTATAGCAAAATTGGCGAGAGCGCCACCAGCAGATATAAAGTTCAGGGTACCACTCAGATTAGCAACATCATCACCAATAGTTATTGATGTCTTTGCAAGTAAACCATTCGTCACGGCATT